AGGACATCAAGAACTTGACGCTTGAGCGAGCGCAGCAGATTTACCGCCGGGACTATTGGGACAAGCTGCATGCCGATGACCTCCCTAAGCAAGTGCGTTTTGCGGTTTTTGACGGCGCGGTGAACTCTGGTGTGGGTCAGGCTGCACGTTGGCTCCAGCGGGCTGTTGGGGTTAAGGATGATGGGATTGTTGGGCAGGGGACGCTGGCGGCGGTGCGGGCAATGGATCAGTACAAGCTCGCTGCGGTGTTCAATGGTCAGCGCCTCAAGTTCATGACCGAGCTAAAAGTCTTCGACAAGTATGGCAAGGGCTGGGCTAGACGCATTGCCGAAAACCTTATTAACCTACCGTAGGAGACATCATGAATCTGAAATTCTTTCTAGACCGAGCAAAAGAACCCTCTACTTGGCGCGGCGCTGCCATAATGGCGGGCACGTTGGGCGTTGGCGTTAACCCTGAGGCCATGCAGCAGATTGGTCTGGCTGTTGGCGCTGTCATCTCGGCTATCGAGATTTTCCGCAAGGAATGATTGATGGGCGCTGCCTTTGCGCCCATAATTTAGTCAAATTTTTCAGGTGCATGCTGTAGCAGCGGCCAAACTCAAGAGGTTCCGATGAGCTACACAATGACCTATGACAGCCTGCTAGTAGACCTCCGACGCTATCTGGAGCGCGGTTTCACGCTTGAGAGCGATGAAATCGTCTACGAGCAGTTGCCTCGTCTCATCACCTTGGCCGAGCGACGCATTGCTCGCGAGCTGAAAATAGAAGGCTTCATCAAGGCCGTTACCACTCCTCTGGTGCCCGGCGTGGCCGTCTACATGAAGCCAGACCGCTGGCGCGACACCGTGTCTATGACGACGGTAGCAAACCCTCTTTTTGCCCGCTCCTATGAGTACATCCGTTCATACTGGCCAGACGAAACTCAGATGGCGGCTCCGACATATTACGCCGACTACGATTATCAACACTGGATTATTGCTCCGACTCCCGCAACAGCTCAGACAGTTGAGATTCTGTTCTACGAGCAACCCAGATTCCTTGGCGAAGAATTCCAGACCAACTGGCTGACAGAGTACGCCCCAGACCTCCTGCTTTACTCCTCACTCATTGAGGCAACGCCGTTCCTCAAGAACGACGAGCGTGTGCAGCTCTGGCAAGCTATGTACGACCGAGCGGCGCAAGCATTGAACGGCGAAGACCTGAAGCGAATCATGGATCGCTCAGCCAACAGGAGTGAAGCATGACCACATACACAAGCGTCTTCGGTGGCGCCAATATCTACCCATCGGAAATCAGCTATAGCGCTCTCACGCTCGATGCCGATGTGACGCTTAGCTGGCCAGAGGAAACCTCAACCAGCGAGAATCTTGCGACCAGAATCATCGACGTAGTTGATTCATCAGGAAGCTTCAGCATCTTCTTGCCGGATGCACAAAAGGCTGGCACTGGCGAAACCATTCTTTTCAACAATAAAAGCGCAGACACTTTTGTAGTAAAAAGCGCAACGGGAGTTCAGGTTGTTAGCATTGCCTCAGGAACGCTGTGGCAAATCTACCTGACCGACAACACCTCAGAAGATGGAAGCTGGGAAATCCTGCAATACGGCGCTGCAACGTCAAATGCTAATGCCTCAGCTTTGGCCGGAACTGGCATTATTGCTATCGGAGCTCTGCTCTCTCAATCTGTTCCAATTACCGCTTTTTCAGGAAATCAAACTCTTTCCTCTAGCGATAGAGCAAAGCTGTTTAATTGGACATCTACAGGCTCGGGTGTCTTAACGCTTCCAGTTGCTGCAACCGTTGGAAACAATTGGTTTTGCTATCTCCGCAACAGCGGCGACGGGGCAATTGTCGCGACTCCTCAGGGTTCAAATTTAATCAATGAAGGCGCAACGGTTAGCTTTCAGCCCGGCGATTCCGCAATCATTGCTTCTGACGGCGTTGATTTTTACACCATTGGCTTTGGTCAGAGCGCGGTTTTTGCTTTTGATTACACCGTTATCAATGTTGCTGGAACAGGAAACTACACGCTTTCCGGCAGCGAGTTAAATCGAATTGCATACAGTTTTACTGGCGCCTTAACTGGCAATAGAACCATCATTGTGCCGGCGACAGTTCAGCAGTATTGGGTGACCAACGCCACAACTGGCGCATTTACGCTCACCGTAAAAACTTCTGCCGGAACCGGCGTTGTTATCGACGCAGCTCAAAGAAAAATTTTATATTGCAACGGAACAAACGTAGTCTCGGCTGACAACAATTCTAGCGGTCTAAGTGTGCCGGTCACCATTGCTCAGGGCGGAACAGGAGCCACAACCGCCAATGCCGCACTAACCAATCTTGGGGCAAACTCAACTGGGATTTCTCTTTTTCAGTCTACGACTTCTAACAATGCTTATTCTGTCCTTGGGATTGCCCCAAGCGGGATTGTTAACGGAGGCTCGTTCTAATGCCGGTATCAACCGTCATTTTACGGTCAAATCCCGGCATTAAACGGGACGGAACTAAGTTTGACGGCGATTTTTATACTGACGGCCAATGGATGCGCTTTCAGCGCGGCTTGCCAAGAAAAATTGGCGGCTATCATTCAATCAGTAAATATCTCTCTGAAATCTCAAGAGGGTTTAACAGTTACACTCAGCAGGGTCTTCAATACTGTCATTCTGGAAGCGCTGGGAAAATTGAACGATTTACGATTGATAGCACTAAGAACAGCTCAATTATTACTGAAAGAACGCCCGTAGGTTTTACGTCTGATGACCTGAATCAGTGGATGTTTCAGAATGCTTATGACGCATCCACCACTGAAAACATGCTATTTGCTCATGTGGCGCCAAACCTTGAGTGCGTCTGTAACGATACCGGCGGCGATATTTATTTTGGGGATTTGACCGGAACAGCAGCGCTGACTCAGGTGACGATTCCAGCAGGCGCCAATGCGACGGGGGGCATCGTGATGCTTTTCCCCTATCTGTTCTACTACGGAACGGCTGGAATTGTTGGCTGGTCGGTGGCAGGAACACCGTCCGACCTTTCGGGCTCTGGCAGCGGCATCGCTCGCGTTTGGAGTCAAAAAATCATTAAGGGCATGCCACTACGCGCAGGCTCTGGCTCTGCGCCGGCCGGAATCTTCTGGGCCTACGATGCAGTGATTCGCGCTAGCTTCACTGGCGGTTCTACCGTTTTTCAGTTTGACGTTATAGCAACTGATACCTCAATCATGTCGCCAGACTCGGTCGTTGATTACGACGGCGTCTTTTTCTGGCCCGGCGTTGACCGATTCCTGATGTTCAACGGCGTTGTGCGAGAAGTGCCAAATCAAATGAACCTTAATTGGTTTTTCGACAACATCAATAACGCGCATAGAAGCAAAGTTTTTGCGTTCAAGGTTCCGCACTTCGGAGAAATCTGGTTCTGCTATCCCAGAGGCGATGCGACGGAATGCACGCACGCCGTAATCTACAACGTGCGTGAACAAAGTTGGTATGACACTGCATTGCCAGCTTCTGGCCGAGCTTCTGGCGGATTTAATAATGGCTTTGCGGCGCCACTGCTTACTGACTGCATCCCCTCTGATAGTGGATACAATGTTTGGATTCATGAGCAGGGGGTCGATGAAATTGATGGCCAGTCCCTACAGCCAATTGAAAGCTACTTTGAGACCGCCGACCTTTCAAATTTGGTCAAGGGTCAGAATAAATACGTCCGAATCACAACCATTGAGCCTGACTTCATTCAAAACGGCCCGATGACCGTTCAGGTCACTGGTCGAGCAAATGCTCGCGCTCAGGAAGTCTACAGCTCGGCTTTTACTTTCCCAGAAACCGCAATCACTCCTCATGAGCAAATTGTTATGCTCAAGGAACAGCGGCGCGAGCTGCGCGTCCGGTTCTCTTCCAACGCGGTCGGTGGCGATTATCAAATGGGCCAAATCATCGGCCACATTGATACTGGCGACGGCACGGTGCTCGGATGATCCGCGTAACGCTTCCAACAGGAATGGCGCTGCGCGACTGGGCTGACCAAATTTCGCTTGACCTTGACCCCTATGGCGCATTCGGTCGTTTAGATGATGATTCTCAGTGGCAAGACTGGGCGATGCAATTCCTCAAGAATTCATCACTAAAAGAAAACTTTCCAGTGCCTTATAATTTTGACAACTGGCGAGATTGGGCAGAAAGGTTCTGCCAAGTCGCCGAGTGAGGAAACGCAATGGCAATTGATAGACAAGGCCTGATTGAAGAGGCTCGGCAAGACCCCCAATTTGCTCCCGCCATTGCTGAAATGGAAAAGCAAATCTCTCGCATGCCGGTGGCGCCAGAAGACCTTGATGACGGCATTGCAGTGCTTGAAAGCATGGTCGAGCATCCTGAGGACTACGAGAAAATCAAGGCTGATGTCATTGCCAGCGGCGACCTGCCCGAAGGCATCCTGCCAGACAAGTTTGACGCAATCGTCATCGTGGCGCTCCTTGTAGCGCTCTACGGCCTGCAAGAGAAGCTAGGCTCTCAAGGATATGCCCGAGGAGGCCTCAAGGTGGCCGCTAGGCGCTTGCAGAAGGCTGGGCGAGGCGGTGACAGCATGCTGGCACACATCAACCCTAGAGAGGCTCTGGCGCTGCGCCAGATGGGCGGATCGGGCCGCTCAAACCCATCTACCGGGCTGCCTGAATACAAAACCAACTGGGGACAAATTCTGGGGCTAATCGCTCCTGTTGCCATTAGCTCGTTTTTCTCACCTATGGTGTCAAAACTTGGCAATGCGCTGTCTTTTGGGAAGGCCGGCGACGCATTATCCAGCGTTATTGGAAATACTGTCGTTGGTGCCGCCACTTCTGCCTTGACCGGCGGCAAAGTGCTCAAGGGCGCTTTTTCTGGCGCCAATCTGGGTGGCCTGTCTGATTATTTAGGAAAAGATTTTCTAGGAATCAATAATCCACTGACAGCCTCATTGATCGGAGGCGGCTTGTCAGGCGGCGTTGCTGGCCTCATCAATGGAAATACTCTCTCTGGTGCTCTTAGGGGCGCTGCCGGCGCCGGCATTTCTAACCTTGCTGGGCAATCAAACAATGCTGCAATTCGACAGGCTGGCAGGGGCTTTGGCTCAATGTTTGGCGCTGGGTATGATCCGCGCTCCTCAATGTATGGCGGTCTTGCCGGAGGCCTCACTGCGGCGCTTGCCGGAAGATTTGGTAACCCAATATCTCAGCTCGGAACTAAGCCCTCAGATGTGGTGACAAATGAGGCAATTGCTGGGATGGGGGGAATCCCATCAGGAACTGAAGCAACGGGAGCCTTGGGCGCGTTGGGCGCGGCAGACGCCGCAGGAACAGCAGGCACGACGGCCGCCGCAGGCGCCGCAACCGCTCCTCAGATTCTTAATGCTGCCTCTACAGGCGGCGGCTTGACTCTCGACAAAATGATTAAGTACGGAATGCTCGGGATGGCCGCAATGCCGCTTTTGGATTACCTCAAGAATGACAAGGGCGGGAACGGAAAAGACAAGCCTCAGACAGCGCAAGAAGTTTACGACAAAACCCTGACCGACCAGCAAAAGAAGCAAATGGAAATGCCTCTTCAGGATTGGGATTGGAACAAAATCAATCGAGATGCTCAGGCCTCAGGGATGGATGCCAACACCTACATGGCGCTGAACTGGAACAAATTTTCCACCGGCTATTACAACAAGCCTCAGCCTGTAGCAAAGGCTCGCGGAGGCGCTTTAAGTCAAATTGCTTATTTGGCCAAGGGGTCTGGCACGGGCCGCGATGACACCATCAATGCTAGGCTTTCCGATGGCGAATATGTGATTGACGCCGAAACCGTAGCGCTGTTAGGCGATGGCTCAACTGAAGCCGGCGCCAAGCGTCTTGACCAGATGCGTGCCGAAATTCGCCGTCAAAAAGGCAAAAACTTAGCCAAGGGTAAAATCAGCCCTAACGCAAAATCACCGCTTGCATACCTCAAGGGAGCTGCATAAATGGCCACTAACCCGCCTAACAATTTTACCAGCGGTCAAGCAATTGGTTCGTTTACGCCTTCAACGTCTGCCAACGCGATGCCGGAATATCAACAGCGTTTTGGCTATAACTTAATCAATAATGCGGCCAATCTTGCAAATAGAAATTACGTCCCATATAGCGAAAATGTTACTGCGGGCCTTGATGAACAGCAGCAGCAAGCCTATAGAGATATTTTAAGCAATCAAGACGCATGGGCTAACGAATTAAATTTTGCGTCTTCTGGCTTGCAGGGACAGGCTGGGCTAGGAACTGCTAATGAATTACTGAACTTACAAAGTAATTACTTGCAGCCCAATGCATTTCGACAAGGATTAAATTCTGGCCAAGAATACTGGGGACAAGCTGGCGCTCTAAATTCAATTGCTGCGTCTAATCCATATTTTGACGCATCCAATCAGATAAATATGATGTCGGC